GTTTATGTATATATATATCAAATTAAAGCATCTAAATACTTCAATTTCTTTACTCTCCCTACGAGACGAGAAAAATCTTGGATCTCCAAAAAAGAGATCTTCGCTTGGACTCGCCTTGTGGGCCTAGTTATTGTCAACGAAGACTAGTCAAGTGCATCTATTTTCTCTTCAAGAGTTATATCTCTTGTAGACAGAAACGGTTGGAAACACACTTTCGGTTATCTGAAAGAGTGTTTCCGAATTGTCGTACACTTGCAAGCTGGTCATCCCGTGGTACCCGATTATACATCAGGTATCCGCGTTAAAGTTGATAGTAGGGGTTTTCCGAAAATACTGCCAGTCTCGTGGCGCATTAAAGCGCACGAAGACGGTGTATGGATTCGGTTTATCCTTACTACTCTTCAAATCTTTAGGGTCTTTCCTTATGAGCCCCCTGTAAAATAGGATTCTATTTTAGATCCTTTTAAAGGGATAGTTAAAACTATACCCTCTAATTTAATTTTAGAGGTGGCTCGGACCCTTAGATTTGCCCCTTCCAAAGCATCCAGTTCTTTTAAACTGTTTGTTTCTGAGAAAGCAGGACCAAATTTCCGTAGTGCAACTCATAGTTCTTTCCTTGACGCTTTAGCGTTTTGGAATCACTAGGATTGCCTTTGGGTTTGGTAGAGGTGGTCTAGATGTTAGGAAGGTTTTAACCTCCCTTTCGTCNTTTCACTTCTCACCATAATGGTTCTAGGGCTCCCACTTTACATTGTCTATTCCTTGTTTGGAGTTCGACTTAAATTGGGGAAACTTACTGTTGTACGTGATCAGGCTGGAAAAGCCCGCGTAGTTGCAATAGCCAATTATTGGACACAGATGGCCCTTCGTCCTCTCCATGATTATATTTTTTCATGGTAGCGGACTTAGGATACCGATGGGACTTTCGATCAACAAGGTGCTTTAACGCGCTTTATTGAAAGATGTCCTGAAGGTACACTGTTCCATTCAATTGATCTTACTGCTGCCACTGACCGCATACCCGTAGAGCTTCTTGCTCAGATTCTCGATGTCTTAGGATTTCGGGGTTCTTTGTGGAGACGCATGCTGGACTAGACTTGGTGGTATAAAACTACCCCTGTCAAATATGCTGTCGGTCAAGGTATGGGTGCCTACTCTTCTTGGGCCATGCTGGCTGTCTTCAATCACTTTTTAGTGAGAGTTTCAGCTTAGCTTTGTGGCTTACCAGCCACCTTTAACTACTATGTAGTTTTAGGTGACGATGTAGTCATTGGTCATCATAGAGTGGCGCTTAAATATCGTCAGCTTTAGGATATGCTCGGGATCTCAGTTAGTGAAGGCAAATGCCTTACTAGTTCTGAGATCTGCGAGTTTGCGAAACAGCTCCGTGGGCCTTAGAAAGACATAACACCTTTGGGTGCTGGTCTATAGCTCAATTTCTTGCGCTTTAGACTTAATGTCTTTCCTTTACTCCTGGAAATGTACAGATTAGGTTACCTTGATTTTAAAGTTCCC